CGGCAGTTAGTACTCCAGCAGATTCTATGGGTCATTCTCTTCTTCTTCTCTGGGGTCCTGAGGCTCAGGGAGATATCGTCCGCTGGTTCCAACTTGGGGGACTCTGGACTTTTGTGGCGCTCCACGGGGCTTTCAGCCTAATCGGGTTCATGCTCCGTCAGTTTGAGATTGCCCGACTGGTTGGCATCCGCCCTTACAACGCAATCGCATTCTCTGGTCCTATTGCGGTGTTCGTCAGCGTCTTCCTGATGTACCCCCTGGGTCAGAGCAGCTGGTTCTTCGCGCCCTCCTTCGGCGTGGCGGCGATCTTCCGCTTCCTGCTGTTCCTGCAGGGCTTCCACAACTGGACACTCAACCCTTTTCATATGATGGGAGTTGCTGGTATTCTTGGGGGAGCTTTACTTTGTGCCATCCATGGTGCTACAGTAGAGAACACCCTGTTCGAAGATGGTGATCAAGCAAATACTTTCAAAGCATTTGAACCGACTCAGGAGGAAGAGACTTATTCTATGGTTACGGCTAACAGATTCTGGTCTCAGATCTTTGGTATTGCTTTCAGCAATAAACGTTGGTTGCACTTTTTTATGCTTTTCGTTCCAGTTATGGGTCTCTGGACTTCTTCTATTGGCATCATCGGTCTTGCTCTTAACTTACGTGCCTACGACTTTGTATCTCAGGAAATTAGAGCGGCAGAAGATCCAGAGTTTGAAACCTTCTACACGAAAAACATTCTTCTGAACGAAGGTCTTCGTGCTTGGATGGCACCTGTTGATCAACCACACGAAAACTTTGTATTCCCAGAAGAGGTTTTGCCTCGTGGCAACGCACTCTAAGGGATGCTGTGGGGCAGGATGTCCTGACTGCCCCTTCCGACCTAAAACTAAATAAGGGGAGTTCTTCCTAGGGGTAATGCTCTGTGATATAATCATGACATAACTACTGAAGGGGGGTTGCACCCCTCTTTTTTTATTGCTATAATGGTGGAAATATGATTCGAAACTTTGCGTGAAAAACAAATTGACTTATGCCAAAGTTGTTGGTGATTTAGAAAGTCTCATTTCTATTATGGAAAACTTAGAAGAATTTGAGGATGCAGATGTTCTTCAAATACTTAGAGACAAATATTTAAATAGATATCTTAAGATAACGAGTTTATTGTACGGTGAAGTGGAATCGAATGACTTGGGTAGCTAAAGTAGATGAAGATGGAGTCCTTAAATTTCCAGATGAACTGATCGCTCAGATGAATTGGAAGGAGGGAGACGTTCTTGAGTGGATAGATAATGAAGATGGATCATTTAGTTTGAGGAAATACGAATGGGAATGTTCGACACAATCAGATGCTCATACGATCTTGGACCAGGATACCTGAACAGGGTCCTGCAAACAAAAGATCTTGATTGCTGCATGGCAGACTACTGGATTGATCCAGCTGGAAGATTATTTGAAATCGATTACTCTCACACACATGACTTTGTGGATGTGCCTGAGGAAGAGATGACTGCCCCATGGAATACATTTGAATGGGTTCCTAATGGAAGGCATGGAAAAATTCGACCTGTCTATTTGTTTAAAGTTATTGAAGTGTATCCTCGGGAGTGGAACACCCACTATTCAAAGTGGCCCACCTGCCATGTTCTCTTTAGAGATGGTGTTATAGTGGAGGCAAGACACGAAGACCTTCATGATGGAGTTTAACTATGCCTTGGACTACAAGGTTCTGGACTTCACACTTCCAGAGACTCGCAAGCTTTATCGTATTGGAAGGGGAGAGCAAGGAGTGCTATTGGTACGCCCTTATACTGACGACATATGCGCTCACTGGAGGTTTGTAAATGAAACTGTGGCTCACAAATCTGCTTCTAAAATATACCAGATGTTCTGTGACTACAAGTCCAGGAAAGATTTCGTTGGTATGGACATGGCTAGGAAGTTCCTTGAGATGGGATTTACTCGCGCCAGAAGATATGCAAATCATGCTTCGGGGAAGAAGTATGGAAGTCGCGGAGAAATCCTCCCTCAAGAATCAGATGCTCTCACCAACGAAAAAGCAAGAGCAGCTAGAGTCTTTAAGGAGAAAAGAGATCTGGCGGCTAATGATTCAACTTATAAGAGGATGAGAATTGAATGGAGGAAAAAGGAAAATGAATTTATTTAAAGCATCATATAGAGAAGACTTTGGTCATGAGTATTATGTGCAAATCTTAAACCTAAGTAAGCACTTCCCTCGTCCACTAAAGCGTCGTTCTCTCTTACAGTTTTCTGTATCGTGGAATGAGTATGCATCTTTTCCATACTTCCAATTAAATATGGGAAGCAACGGTCTGTTGGGTATCGTATTCTGGGTTCATAAATTTGGTTTTGATGCAGATATCTGTGCTAGGACTTGGGACTGGAGCTATCTGGAGAACTCAGATGAAAATTTTGATTCTGCAAATGGGGTAGCATGATCTTCAGCAGAGCAGTGCTCGGCACAGGAAATAAGAAAACCAAGATGAACTGGTTTGAATACTGGATTGGTCACTGCTGGATGACTGGTTGGCAAAGCATCAATCATTCATTCCGCAACTGGGCTGATTTGATGACTGGTCGCTGGGATGATTATGCACTGATGTTCTATGATGATCCATACGAAGAGTGTAATGATTGCTTCTGGTCTTACCTTGGTGAGGATGATACCTTACCAAAGGAGTTTCTAGAGCACCTACAACAACTGGTTGAAGATATTGAAACTGGTAAAGAGAAAGTCATTCCATTTGAAGATGTAAAACAGTTGTTTGAAGATTTACATGATGATGAAGGAACTACCGAGTAAATATGACCTGGATATTATGTGGACGGTTGCGACCAGTACCAGTTTAGAAACTGGCACACGACCACACTACGGGTTCGCCCAGATGCTGTATGATGAACTTATGGACATTCCACCACGAGTGAATCTCAAATGCGAAGAGTGACTGTAAGACCTAAATCTAGCAAGGCGAAGAATCGTCTTGCTAACTCTATGGATGGTAATCCCATCTGTGTTGTTGAGCAGGACAAAGGAGATGGTATGCTGTTTCTCGCTAGTGAGAATCAGAAATACTTCTTCTGGGTTAATGTAAGCGACGATTGCCACTGGGAAACTGAATGGGAGGTACTATGAGCTACACTATTACCAAAGACATCAAAATTGAACACGAAGAAGACGGTTGGAGTTTTGATTTCACCGCTGATGAGTATGGGACTGTGAGTGTAGAGGATGGCAACGGACCAGGATACCAAACCATTCACATTCCCAAAGATTGTATTCAACACTTTATTGACGTTCTGGAGCAATACAGATGACTAAACCACAAACATTCAAACATATCTCTCGTGCGATTGATAATCACGGAGTTCATCATCTTGATGCTCTGGATGAGTTTGGAAGGCACTGGTATGCTACTATGCAACAGAAAGAAGAACCTTGGCTCACTTATGTTCAACACTGGATTTTGAGGACACACTGATGACTGACGAACTTTACGGAGACGATAACATGTCAGAAGCACATCCCGATGATATCAAACTCGATAGTCCTGCAAAAATGTTTGAGTATGAAAAAATGTCAAGGACGATTGACCAGTGTGAAAATGTAGAGGAACTACAACTCACACTTAAATCAGTATTAAAGACATTTATGAGGTATCAAGAAACAACTGCTAAAGCACTCACGATGCCCCCACCACGATGAAACTAGATATAACGATGGAAGAGTATGGTATAATTATTAATGCTCTACACTATTATAAGAAAGTTGAGAAGAGAGGAAACTTTCAGCAGTATGATGATGAAAGAATTAATGCGCTAAGAGATAAACTTGCACATCAAATGGTATGGGAACAGGGAGGTATCTTCGACAAATGACTGACGAACAAATTGAAATGCTCCGCCGTCTTATTCAAGATGAGATTGAAGTTGCTGGTGTTGATGGTATGGAACACGGTGTCTGGGGTTGGATGGATAGTCAATTAGACAAACGCTGGAAAGAGTTTCAGGAGAGTTTTAATGAGTGAAGATATGCCTTGGGTGATTGGATTGACTGATGAGGAAATTCAAGAACTTCGTAGTAAGAAACAAGAACTCACACAATATGGAAAGGAGAAAATCCGAGAACTTATGAACAACCAAGAACCTTACCCTGATGCTATGTTTGAAGAAGCAGAGCGTCGTGAAGCAGCAAACAAACAAATGACTGACGAAGAATATGATAAGTTTGTCAATATCCAACCAAGAAAAACTCTTGAAGAAATGACACGCAAAGAACGTGTGGATTCAGCTATTCAAGAGATCTGGTATCTTGTTCAAGGCGGACAGAATGGTAGAGAATATGCCGATAGTATCTTCTACATCATCAAAGTATTGGAAAGTCTGGTATAATATCAGGATTTCGAATAAACTTCATTTATCAGGAAAACAACTATGATCGACAAAACCTGGACAGTAATGAACGATCTCCAAGATGCATTTAATGAGATCACCACGTTTAGTTTCTTGCTTGACAAGCTACAAGAAGCAGTAAATGCTAACGATACTCAACGTATTGTTGACACCACTGCTGCACTGAATGCCTTTTACACACCCTATTGCAATAACTGGGATGATAAATTTAAAGTTGCATGGGAGCATGTAGTTAAGGGTAAGAATTTACTTCCTGATCACTGGGAAGAAGATGCTGAGGAAGAGCTATGAGTCGCTTTGTAAAAAATCCAGATGAAATTGTTCTAGAAAATGTTAGAATGTTTCATTATGAAGTTATGGAACCTGGTAAGGCATCCTGGATCGGTATCTATATGGATGATGGTAAGATCTACCACATGAATATTGGTGCCGAAAATCTTCGTGTTTACTATAGTAATGAGAGTGAATGATGAAAAGACATCAACTTAAATCCCAGTGGTACTATATCTTCTGGGGTTCCATGGCAGTAGCTGTTGTGAGTGGTCAGATTTATGTTGGTTTTGGTTATCGACAGATGGCACAAGCAACTAAGAGCACAGCTATTAGTGTTACATGCATTCCAGAGTATATTACTCCGTCTAATATTGCACACCCCTTGAGGCGAGAGTTTGAGTAATACGTCAGCAAATGCAACTATTTTGTGTTGCAAACCGAACCTTTAAAATAAATATTTGAAACTCTGAATTTGTATGGACTCTATTGAATCGCACATTCAACAGGATAAGAAGATCCTTGACGATCCTCAAACATCTCCACAAGCTCGTAGGCATACAGAGGAAGAGCTGGATGCTTTAGAGAAGTGGTTAGAGAATCATCCAGATGATCATCACGATCCAACACCACTGGAGTTGTTTTGTGATACCAATCCAGATGCTTTAGAATGTAGAATTTATGAAGATTGATGACACACATAGCAGTTGAAATCTTAAATAATCCCATTAGTTTGGGCATACTCTGCTTCTGCCTTGTTATGCTACCCATTATAGGAATAGCTACAATACATGAGTCACCGAATGAATCAAATAAACCCAGAGAAGTTGATAACGCAGAGGGAGTGTAAGGAGATGATTGATGCTGCTATACGAAGGCACAATCGGAATGCTTCCGTTATTTCTATGTGTGTTGGTTGGGTGGTTCTTGCTTTATTTGCTGAAGGATTGCTAAGACTTATTGGAGTTATCCCACCTATGTTCCCATGGCTCAACATTACGCTGCAATAATTGGTATTGTTTTTCTCTTGGTATTTGCTGCCACGATGTTCTATCAGGGAACATGTATTATGCGTGGGAAGCGTGGATATTCTTTAAGAGATTATCTTAAGCAAGATAGCACAAACATGCGTAAAAGAATAGAAGAAATACTCAAAGACAAATGACTATCTTTACTGAAAAAGATTTAAAACAACTACAAGAAAGAGTTCTTCAGCAAAAGATGGATGAACTTTTCGATGAGCCATCGACCTATGAAGATGAAGATGATGAGTAAATTAATGTTTAATGCCCTTACTGTTTTTGGTATTGTAGGAATTTTTATAGTCTGGGGTCTCAATCATGCCTACCCATCATAAATGATATGAAAAAAATCATCTCTCTTATTGTTTTATCAGCTCTACTTCAAGGATCATCTTTAGAACCAAAACAACCAACTGTGCCTGCATATAGTGCAGCAGCTATGGGTTGTATGATACTTCTGGAATGCACTGAGGGTGTAGAGCAACTTACACCAGAATCAGAGATATTTAAATCTTCAGATTTTGATTTATTCCGAGATGAAATCAAAGCAATTCTGACTGGTTTAGTTGCTAGTAAGGTGCCTGTGTATCTTGCACCAAAGAGATATTTTACACCAGGAACTATTGGTCTCTACAAACCCGACCTCAATCGCCTTTATATTAGTGAATATCTTCTCAGAGACCCCAGAGAATTTTTAGGCACGCTTCGTCACGAAGGATGGCACGCTGTCCAAGATTGCATGGCAGGTGGTATCAGCACACCATTTATGGCACAAGTCCATCAAGATAAAGAGATACCTGATTGGGTCGTCAAGCAAACGACAAGAACCTATACTGCTGCTGGTATGGCTCGTGCGATTCCTTGGGAGTCCGATGCTAACTGGGCAGAGGAGCAATCTAATCAAACGGTCAAATACCTTGAGATGTGTGCTACAGGACCCTTGTGGGAGCAGGTAAGACCCACTCCGATGACGATGGAATGGTTGATTGGTTGTGGATGGATGAAACCACAAGAGGGTCATGAAGTTTATACTCCAAATCAAAAAGCAGATTTTTGTACGCCAGGTAAGTTCTAATGCTTCCCCACGACTGGAGACATAAAGATGAGAACTGGCAGAAGAGACATTTTGTTCTCTCTGCTTTTGTTCGTATGAAAATTCCTCTGACTAAAGATGTGTATGAGTTTTGTGATTACATCATCAGTCAGGGGTATTCCTTTAGCTTATCTTGTCTGAATGAAGTTGATATTGAGGTACGAAGAGAGTATCAAAAATACCTTCAGATCATTTCTTAACCAACCCCTAGTTGACAGACGGTTCCATCGTGTGATAAGATACTGATGCCTAAGAAATTCTTGAGCATTCGTTCTATGGAAATTAAACGTATGAAATTCGCAATCGCAGCTGTCGCAGCTGCTCCTTTCCTTGCCACCGCTGCGTTCGCTGGCCCTTATGTAAATGTAGAAGCTAATGCTGGTCTTACTGGCGCTAACTACACTGGTACAGTCACCGAAGCACACGTTGGTTATGATTTTGCTCTGAGCGATACCGTTAGTGGTTATGCTCAAGTTGGTCCTGCTCTGCTCACTCCCGATGGTGGTAGTGCAAAGACTAAAGTGTCTGGTAAGGTTGGTGCTACCGTTGCTGCTGCAGAACGTGTTAGCGTCTA